CCGAGGAGCTGCTCCCGGTTGCGGAAGAAGCGGATGTACTTCGGCCCGAACTCGAGGACGTAGGCCTCCTGCGGGCTGAACACGAACTTCACCAGCCGAGTGCCGCCGATGTTCTGAGTCTGGAACGCGCTGTTCTGGAACGCCGTCCGCTGGAAGGCCGAGCGGTCCTTGGCGCGGGCGATGAACTCGGTGCCGGCGCGGCGGGAGGCGCCGCCCGTCACCTTGACCACTGCGTTGAGCAGGGTCTCGGCTCCGTTGGGGTACTTCTTGAAGTCCACCCTCGAGAAGAGGAACGGACTGAGTGCCCCTCCCGTGAAGTTGGTCTGAAGCGGGTGCGCGCCCACCTACGGCATCCTTGAGGCCAGCAGCACGTCGGAGCCGGAGTCGTCGGGCGTCCCCTCCTGCCCATCCATCGAGCGCGCCTCGGCCAGCACCGCGCGGTAGGCGTCGAACTGCGTCTTGGTGGCCTGCAGCGAGCCTGTCAGCGCGTAGCAGATCCGGTAGCAGAGCAGCGAGACGTAGGCGCTCAGCGAGAGCGCGTCCCAGGTGTCGAGGTTCGTGCGGTCTGCGGTGTAGGCGATGAACAGGGTGGGGCCGTCGTTCGAGAGCAGGAAGTCACCCTCGCGCTTGAGCGTGGCCTCGAAGGGGTCGGTCGTGATGCCGCGCCACCAGGTGCCCACGGCGCTCGGGCCGCGGAGGTTGAGCGGCTGCACGTCCCACGAGCGGAGGTAGTCGGCCGGGAGGGGGTAGCGGAAGCCGAACTCCCAGAGCGGAGAGAAGCGCCAGCTCCCCGACGCGATGGGCGAGAGGTCGGCGAAGGCGGTGTCGATGTCCGCGAGCACCTGCGTCGCGGAGACGACCGACGTGATGCGCGCCCGCCCGCTGTTGCCGGTGAGCACGAAGTCCTCGTCACGGCCGGCCAGGAAGCCGTCGGCCACGCCGGTCAGCGTGAAGGTGACCCCGGTCGTGTTGGCGACGGTGGCCCCTGCGCCGGGGGTGAGGGTCCCAGCAACGGCCGAGGTCAGCTTCGCGCGGCGCCGGGCGTGGTGCCACGGGTGGGCGCGCAGGGTCTCGAGGCGCGTCGGCGTCATCTCGATGTTGCAGATGCGCGCCCGGTCGGTGTCCTCGCTGAGGCTGGAGATGATGTACTTGTCTCCGAGCCGCAGGAGGGCGCGGTTCGCGATGTCGAGGGTTGTGGTCGGCATGGGGTCCTATTCCTGGCAGTCGGGAGTGATGACGCCACCGCACAGCACGAGGCGGCGGGCGCGAGCGAGGCCGGCGTTGGCGAGGGGGCAGACGGTGCGGACCTTCGGGATGCCAGTCGCGGTGTCGGAGCTGGTGAACGCCCGCTGCGTGGTGATGACGAGCGGGCGCCCGTCGGCCATGACGAACGCGGCGACCGGGGCCTCGCCGACGTTAGAGGCCAACCAGACCTCACCGCCGGCCCACGTCTCGCCGCCGTCGGCGCTGTACCAGCACACGGTCTCGGTCGAGGGGTTGTTGAACCCGGAGATGATGAAGATGACTTCGGACGGGCCGACCTTGACCCCGAAGCCGTTCCGGTTGACCGGAGTCGGCATGACCGGGCCAGAGGCGAAGTTTGCCCCGTCGTCGCAACTGATCTGGATGAAGCCGCCCGCGATCAGCGAGCCGTTGCGGAACGTGACCCAGGTGCCGCCGAACATCGGGTCGAACCATCCGCTGTTGGGGGTCGCGATCCCGACGGAGCCGGTCCAGCTCGTCGTGAGCAGGTCCTGCGTATCGGCGCGAGCGAGGCCGCCCGCGTGCGAGAGCATGATCTTGCCGGACGTGCTCTTGATGAACTTGCCGAAGCTGTCCGTCGGCGACGTGGCGCTGAACGGGGAGACCGCAGTCAGGTCGCGGACGATCTCCCAGGTGAGGCCGTCTATCGACCGCCAGAGGTCCATGGCCTTGAACGTCTGCCGGTTGTTCGTGCCGCCCACGTCGAGGTGGAACGAGGCCGCGGCCCAGAAGGCGTCCTCTCCGGCCGGCCCAGACCCCGGCAGCAGGACGGGCGTCGAGAAGCTCGGGAACACGGTGACGATGTTGTTGCCGCCCGTGTTCGCCGGGTTTGCCGTGACGCCCGGCCAGGTGTAGAGCTGCTGGAGCGGGAAGAACCCCGACCCCAGGCCACCGGTCACCACGTCGGGGTCCTGAAAGTCGGTGGCGTACATCTTGATGCCGCCCGCGATCAGGGAGCCGTCGGCGACGAAGAACGAGTGCTCGAGGTCGGCTCGGATCTGGTAGTGGTACGTGCCGCTCGGCGTATCCAGTGAGAAGACGGCCAGGACGTACTCGCTGTGCCGTGAGCCGTCACCCTGGTAGGTGGGGAACCACGTCACGCCGCCGTCGAGCGAGGCCTGCGCGGCTCCGAAGTACTTCTCGAAGCTGTGCGCGATAGGCCCCATGGTCTGCACGACGCCGGACGCCTTGTGGAAGCTCGCGCCGAAGACGCCCTGCACGACCCCCGAGATGGCGCCCGACATCGTCGGACTCGGGATGTCTGCGCGCTTCCGCCACGTCGCAGCCTGGAATGGGATGGGCATAGTAAGAAGGCGGCCGGACCTCAGGCGTGAACCTGAAGCCCGACCGCCTGGGTGGAACTAGTCGCGGACGTACTCGACCATCACGTACGCGAAGGCCGCAGGGGAAGAACCCGCGCCGGCCGTGCCGATGGTCGCGATCAGCTCCTCGTCCGCGGTCAATACCTGACCGTTGATGAGGGCCGCCGTGTCGTTACCGGTGAGCTGGACAGCAGCCGCGCCGACAGCGCCGGCCGAGAGGTACTTGGCCGTGGTGCCGGTCACGCCGAGCGAGATGGTGGAAGTCGCGGCGAGCTTGTTGGCCGCGCACACGAACTTCATGCCGAGCAGCCGCCAGCCCTTCTTGAGCGAGCCGAGGCGGATGGTGTCGTTGGCGACGAGGCCGGTGACATCCCCGATCTCGAAGATCGCCACGCGCTTGCGAGCATCGTAGTCCTTGGCCGGGTTGCGAACGGCCGGAGACGACTCGATGTTGGTGAGCTGGGTAGACTTGAAGATAGCCATGGTGAGACCCTTTCGGTGTGGGAGGTGTGGGGTGAACTGCTGGCCGGGGGCGGGATTGCCCCCGGCCTATGGCTCAGACCTCGATTACTCGAGGGTGCTGATCTCGACGACCTTCTTCTCCTGCATCCGCACCGCGCCAGCACCGGCCACGGCGTAGACGTACACGGCACCGCGCTTGTCCCAGCGGCGCTCCACCGCGGTCTCCACGTCGGGGGCCACGGCCAGCAGCAGGCCGCTCTTCGCCCACGCGAGGGTCAGGCGGGTCTGGCCCGCGCCACCGCCGGACAGCAGCTCGGTGTGCACGAACTCGAAGCCCATGAAGGTGTTGATCTCGCCCTTGACGAGCGCCTTCACACTGTTGTAGTCGGCCGAGGTGACCTCGGTCGTGTTGAGCAGGTCGGCCAGACCCTGCGCGGAGTGAGCCAGGTACTGGGGCTCATCCATGTTGTTCTCGCCAGCCACGAGGATGCGGCGCGCCTCGATGAGCTTGGCGACGGTCAGCCCCACGTTCGTGCCGCCGAAGTTCACGGCGACCTTCTGCGAGGTCGGCAGCGCGACACCAGTGCTGCCGGTGTGGCCGGTCGCGGCGGAACCGCTCGCGGCCTCGATGACGCGCTTGTCGTACTCCCGGCCGAGCGAGTACACCGCGTTCTGGGTGTAGGCGTTGGTCGGGTCGATCAGCATCTGGACCTTGTCGATCCGGTCGATGAAATCGCCCCAGTCGAAGAAGCGCAGGGTCACGCGGCGCCGGTCATGCACGCTGTCGACCTGCGGGCTGTCGCCGTGGCGGACGGTGATCTCCACCGCGTCGGTCGGCCCGACCTGCTCGTAGAACTGGGCCTCGCCCTTCTGGTCCTCTACGCGCACGCACGGGCGCAGGCGGCTCCCCTTCTGCTGCAGGAGCATCTCGACATCGGAGTGGTACTGGTTGACGAAGGCTACGGGGATCTGTTGCGACATGGTTCACCCTCCTGGGTGTGCTTGGGGATTGGTGCTGCACTACGGTCGGAGGGTTGCCGGCTCGCGCCGACCCTTCTTGTCCCTTGCGGGGACCACTCGCCCCTGCTTTCGGGGTAAGCACCCGGTCCCTCGCGGGATTGCCGGGACTGTCGTGCTAGCTGCTACAGCGCGTTGCTGACGAACTGGGTGAGGTACTGGATGCGCTCGACGGCCTGCTTGTGACCGGCGTGCTCCTTGTTCCAGTACGGCCCCTTCATGTCGGATCGGATGGACTGCATCTCCTTCTTCGCGTCCTCGACAGTGAGGCCGCCGGCCGTCGGCGTGATGAGGTTGTCCTCGGCCATCTTGCCGGCCATCTTCGCGAGGAACTCGAGCACGCGGGGGTCGTTGCCGGCCCCGGTCTCGTCGAGGGCGGCCTTGACCTCGGCGCCCCCGTGCTCGGCCACGAGCTGCTGGATCATGCCGACGTTGCGGGCCTTGGCTGCGCCCCACCGCTTGTCCAGCTCGGCGAGCGCGGCTTCCTTCTCCTGCACGCGACGGGCCGACTCGGCGGTGTTCGTCTCGAGGTGCTGCCCGATGAACCACTCCTGCAGCGCGCCAGCCTGGGCCTTGCTCAGGCCGGACTTGAACGCGACCTCCTTGAACGAGCCGACGATGCTCTTGTCCAGCTCGTAGCCCTCGGGGACCTTCACGTCCTCGTAGCCGCTCGGGGCCTCCGGCACGCCCATCGTGGCGCGGATGCGCGCCTGGACGGCGGGGTCGGCGTCGGGCTTGAGGTGATCCTCAAACTTCTTGCCGAAGGCGCTCTCGAGGTTGACATACGCCTTGAGCGCGTCATCGGCGGTCTTGAACTTGGTGAGGCTCGCGTTCCCGCGAAGCTCCTGCGGAATCCACGAGGCGACTGGTGCGGGTTCCGGGTTGGGGGTGGGATTGCCTGCTGGGGCCTCTGGCGCCGCCGGGGCGGCGTTCTCGTTGGTCATTACAGATCCTCAATGGCCACGTTCATCATGGCCTCGTTCTGCGGTTCGGTCTTAGTTGCGCGCGCGATCTCGTCCTCGCCAGCGCCGACAGCGGCGATGATGTCGAGGTACACCGAGCGTCGGCCGGCTCGGTATATGACTTCGTTGGTGTCCATGCCGGGGCGGTACGAGCCCCCGTCCAGCGCGTCCTTCAGGTAGCCGAGAATGCGCCGGCCTTCGATGCTGCCGTGGAAGAAGCTGGCGTAATCGACCAGCCGCTTGATCGTCTCCTGCTCGATCTCCTCCTCGGTCATTTGCTTCACCTACCCACGCCTCCTGTGACCGCGCCCTGCCCTGACAGCCCGCCCTGCGGGAGGATGCCGGACTGCGCGGCTTCGGTGATGGCCTTCAGGGCCGGGGCCGCCTGCCCCATGGCCTGCGCGGACGCCTGGGTCTGCGCCATCTGCTGCTGCTGCGCCTGTGCCTGGCGCTTGGCGTCCCGCATCTCGAGCATCTCGTTCTTGTCGCGGACGATCTCGGGGGTGACGCCCGTGTTGCGGGCCGACACGCGGATCACCTGATCCATGTCGATGTTGTCCGCGGACTCTGGGTTGAGCTGGAACAGCGGTAGCGCGAGTTGCAGGAAGCGCTGGATGGTGACCACGTCCCCGAGGCGCTGGGCGCGCTGCAGCGGGCCTTCGTACTCGATGTCGAACCCGCGGCCCATCTCTTCCATCTTCTGTATCAGGCTGGCCGGGGGCGGGTCGATGCGTTTCCCTCTCTCGAGGAGCCGGAACGTGCGGGTCACGACGGGGTTCAGGAACTCGACGTTCAGCCGGCCGAGCGTCGGGCCGAGGATGCGCTGCATCAGCTCGTACCGGACCTGCACCTCGAAGGCCGTCATCTGCGGGCCTTCCTGAAGCTGGAGCTGGTCGGTGAAGAAGCCCTGCCGGACCATCTCCTGCATCGCCTTCTCGTTCAGCATGGCCGAGTCGATGCCGCCGCGGTCGGTGAACAGGGGCTCCACGGCGTCCATGTCGCGGACGTGGGTGAGTCCGCCGGGCGACAGCTTCACGAGTCCAAGCACGCCCTGATCCCGCACCTTCATGGGCGGGTACACCTTGTTGGCGAGCGCCCTGAGCTTCAGCTCGACGAGCTTGTTGAGCGTCTTCAGGTGGGCCAGGATGGTGAAGGCCGGCGAGCGGCCATAGACCTCGTCGGACGACTTGGTCCACCGGCCTACCGCGAACGGGAACTCCTCGTAGCCTGACTCCTTCACGATCTGCGGGTCGTCACTGGCCGCGATGTGCAGGGAGGCAAACGGCTTGTTGCCCGCCGACCGAGAGGCGCCCGCGTCGAGCCAGCGATCCGTCCTCGGGAAGATGGCGTTGATGAAGTCGAACTGCCGCTCGACTTCCTTGCCGGTCAGGACGTGCCGCCGGATGCTCTCGGGCAGGTTGTCCATGCCGAACTTCTGGGCCGCCTGCCGGCCGGTGTAGCGGTACTTGTAGTACAGGGTGTCGACGACGCCGTCCTCGTTCTCGGCCACGGCGTAGCTGGCCGGCGGGAGCGTCTTGAAGCGGAGCCCCTGCCACGGGTTGCCGGGCTTGGGGTCCTTCCGCTCCATGAACATCGCGGAGGTCCCGATGCTGCCGAGGTCGGTGTAGAACTCGTGCGCCTCGGCCGAGAAGTTCGACTGCCGCAACTCGTCGTAGGCGGTGTTACCAGACTTCTCGAGCCACCGGTCGATGGTGATGTCTTCGCCATACGGGATGCCCCGCAGCCGGAAGTAGAACCAGCGGATCGACTCCGACGTGAGCGCGCCCTGCATGGACGCCGCCAGCAGCTCGAGAGCATGCGGGGCGACGCTGTCCAGCATCCGCTCGGTGTTCGTGCGGCCCTGAGCGCGCGAGGGCTGGAACATGAGCGAGAGGTTCGCCTTCCGGGGAAGGACGAGTTCGCAGATGTCCCGCCACGTCGGGAGCCAGAGGTTGAGCTGACCGAACAGCTCCTCCGAGCGCCGGACGTGCGCCTGTGCGCGAGAGTCAGCCACGAGGCTAGCCGAGCTTCTGGGCGGTGCCTACGGGGTTGCTGCCGCTGGTCGCCACCGTGCTGCCGCTGCCGAGCGTGCTCTGATCGGAGGGGGAGATGGTGGACATGAAGCCCTTCGCGTACCGCGCCTGCGACAGCCGGCCGGCCCGCGCGTTCTGCACGCTGGGGTCGGTCTGCGTCGGGGTTGGCTGGGCCTGCTGGATCTTCGGGGCGGGACTACTCTTGCCCATCGTGGGACTCCTTGAGTGAGATCGTGTACCAGTCGGCCACGTCGGTCGTGCCGTAGTGGCGCCAGCGACAGCGCCTGGCCCAGACCGAGAGCCGCTTGCTCTTCGGGTGTGCGTGGTGGATGCAGAGAACGAGCCGGTCGATGCCGCGCTGCCGGCACATCTCGTAGATCATCGAGGGGAGGAGCTGCATCACCTCGAGCTTCCGCTTGGCCTCCGGCAGCACGATGAAGTGCTCGAGGAAGCCGACTTGCTCGCCGGGGAACTCCGGCCGCTCTTCGATGAAGCCGGTCACCATGGCGACCAGCGCGCCGTCCTCGTACCACGGGACGACGACCAACTCCTTCAGCCCGGCTCGACGGTACATCGCGTCGACCTGCTCGAGCGTAATCAGACCTGCGATCAAGGCATCCAGTCCGAGCAGGCGGTGCTGAGCGGGTCGCCGCACTGGTGGAGCCGGGTGGCGTTGCGCGCGACCCGAAGGGCCGCCCCGCCGCCATCGAGCCGCAGCTCGCCGGACGCGACGAACGTGACCAGGGCGGTGAGTGGCGCGACGCCATTCAGGGCCAGCGTGCCGATGGCCGCCATCAGCGCGGTTAGCGTGATGCCCGCGGTGCCGTTCAGCGACAGCGTGCCGATGGCGGCCCATGGGGCAGCTCCTGCATCAATGGACCCCCACTCGGCGTCGCCCCACTCGAGTGAGCCCCACTCGGCGGTGGCCATCCTACGTGATGTCCCAGCCGAGGACACTCATCTGCTGCACGCCGCCGCCCTGACAGGACACCGAGATGCCGATCTGGTTCGGCCCGCCAGCCATGAATACCGTGCGCCCCTCAGAAACGACCTGCACCCAATTTATGCCGTCGATGGAGTAGAAGGTCTTGAGGTTCGTGCCGTCGTCGGTGATGCGGAGCCAGTGCGGGGTCAAGCTGCCGACCAGCAGGTTGAGCGACGTGCCGAAGCTCGCGCTGAACGTCGTCTCGTTGGTGTTCTTGATGCCTTCGATGTTCCCGCTGTTCAGGCGGTAGTGCTCGATGATCTTACCGGTTCCGCTCTCTCGCCAACAGAGCCCAGCCCAAGAGAAGCTGGTGTTGGGGAGCGCAGAGACAACGAGCGCGGTTACGGTGTAGGGCGTGGCCGGTGCCGCCGTCACTCGCAGCCTGGAATTGCGACCAGCCTGCGCTGGGCCGGTCATGTACACGATCCCGCCCGACTGCGCCACTATGGCGGTGCCCTGATTCACCCACGACCAGCCGGACTGGTCGAGCGGCTTCAGTCTGTAGATCGGCCCGTAGAAGTCTGCCGCCGAGACGCCGCTGATGAGGCGCGCCTCACCTGACTCGGGGCTCTGCACGAACCTCTCGGCCACCGCTTTCGAGGCGACGAGGACGACGGAGTCGCCGTTGCTTGCGTTCGCGTCGTTCTCCTCGGCCGTGACCGTGAAGGTGGTGCCGGAGACGCTCGTGACCTTCAGGATCGTCTTGCCGGCGTTGCCCAGACGAACCCTAAAGTCGCCGACCGTCGGGAAGCTCGCGGCGCTCGTGACGGAGATCGAGCCAGCTCCGGCGGTGTACCCGGCCGAGAGCGTGGTCTCAGCGAGGTTGGCGAACTTCTC